GGTAGAAAGCACCCCACGGTTTTGCGAGTACAACAAATAATTCATTGGCTTGATGCCAAACTGAAATGGCTGGACTGTCAGAATTTCCGAGGTGCTGATTCGCATGTTCCTCGACATCATCTGACCTGCAAACTTGTGGTCGTTGATGCTGACAGACTCAGCCACAGAAAGAATTGTTTGAAGACTCATGATGTGCCTTTATACGAATGAGCCAGTGTTTGCGCTTGGCAAGCGAGTGATCTTGTAATAGCTTCCAGCCAATGGAGTAATTGTTCCCGCGCTTGATGTTGCTTGCAAGTTAAGTGTTCCACCTGTTGTGGCGTTCGCTTGGAACACAGCCTTGATTGTGTAATAGTGATTGACGCCAGTTGTGAGCGATCCCGTGGCCGGGAGCGCACCCGCTGTCGCTGTTGACTTCACAATTGCTGCCGTTTGTGGCGCTCCAACAGTCCCTACGCCACCCACAGGACTTCCGTTATACGATGCCGTGTTAAAAATTGGTGCGTTAGAAAATGTCATCGTGAATGTGACAGTTCCAGCAGTCGTTTTTGTGAATTGCACACAATACTCAACCTCATAAAAAGTTGAGGTATCAAGTGATTTGCCAGATGTTGCACCAAAAATGTTTGCGATTGTTGGACCTATTGCCGCACCATCTGCCGTCAATCTAAAAATCTGCGAAACAGCAACAAGACCACGACCACTTGTCAAATCATTGTTGGCATAAAACACGTTGCCATCGTAATTCCAAGCCCCAGCTTCTGGGGTGGTGTCCAAAACACCTGCTGTAAATTTAATAGGGGGCAGTGAGGCCGTACCAGCGCCGAGTGTAAATGTGTATCCCGCTGCAACAGTTGTGTTGCTTTGCAGGTTAATTGTTCCAAGAGAGCCAGCAACAGCCGAGCCAATGTTGATGGTTGTGGTTGATCCAGAAACACCAGCAGTGCCGATGTTGACCGTTTTGGTTGTGCCGCTGGTTGTTGCGCCGCCAGCCAAACTAACGGTTTGCGCTCCAGTAGATCGACCAAGAAGAATTGCGCCCGTTCCAGCAGTGCCGCCCATCGTAATGGCAGATGTTGTTTGGCTTGTCCCAAGGTTAATAGCAGCAGTAGTTTGGTTAAGCGAGAAAGTGCCGTTGCCAATTGTTACTGCGCCAGTTCCAATATTGACTGCGCCCAAAAATGTAATTGTCGTACTTGAAATGCTGTACGCCGCATCGTAATACGCAAAGTTCGCATCCAGATTGGCAAGAGGGATTGCACTGGTTGCGGTAGCAAATGAATTTGGAACTGCCATGATTTATCCTTAACGTGATACTGGAATGCTGCGGTTTGCGCTTTGGTAAGCAGCAAACACACCTTGTTTGTTTTTAGCCAAGAACTGAAGCCCCGACTGTGTATCAATGGCGCTCATGTTTTGAATGATCGGACCATTGTAGTTAATCGTTTGACCGCCCATGCCAGACAAAGCATTGTTCGGTACAACTGTACCCGCTGTTCGTGGGACAAACAACTCAGGTCCACGCTCACCAATGATGTATGGCGTGTTGGCTTGTGCTGGACCACCTTCAGCCAAAAAGCCGCCTAAGTCCATGTTGCCAAAAGCCTTGCCAGTTCCAAAGCCGCCACCAGAAAAGCTACCAGCAAATGAGCTAAACAAACCACGCAACAACGACATGGCTTGCATCTTCATTTCAATTGCTATCAGGCTTTGTATGGTGCTACGAGCAAAGTCCTTCATGTTCAACTTGCCATTCTTGACAAAACTGTCAATGGCTGCACTCATGCTGCCCCATACAGAATCAAAGACCTCCTGTGTGCGCTTTCCAGCTTCTTGCATGGAAACCAACATTTTTTCTATTGCTTCTTGCTTGTCTAAATTTTCCAAGAGAACGGGATTGGCGTTGGCTTTTTCACGCTCTCTCTGATACTTCATTGCAATCTGTGCCAGCTTCAACTCTTCTTCAGTCGCATAAATCAGTTGATACCGCAACTGCAAGTCTTCTTTGTCAAGACCCATCATGCGTGTTTTCTCTTTTGCAGCAAACTCAAGATTTGCAACCATGCCAACGTATGCGTTGTTGATGTCTTCAATTGCTTGCTTTTCTTCAGCCTGTGCTTTGTTTGTGGCAATTCTTTCTTTGCTGCGAATCTGCTTAATTTTTTCCGCAGCTTCAGCCCTGATAACTATTTCATTTTCCGTGAAAATAGTTAAGTTTTGTGTTTGCGCCCGGTATTCTTCTCTCCTGTTTTTCTCATTCATTTCCAGTCTGGCATTTGCTATCTTGTCCGAGGCTTCACGTTCAATCCTCTCAATCTCATTTAATCTTACCTTTGCTTCAGCAAATGCGGCTTCTGAGATTGCTTTCTGTACTTCGATGTTTTTTGCTTTGAGCATCTCACCGTACTGAGCATCACTAGAGATTTTTCCTTTTTGATCTGGTGCGACAACAGAAGCATCCCTTTCATTCATAAGGTCTGCAAATTCATCTCTGCGTTTTATCAATGCTTCCAGTTCTTTGGTTTTGCTAACAAAGAAAGGTTCATCACCAGTAGCATTTCGCAAACCAGTTTGCAAAACCTTAATTTGATTGTTCATTCTTTCTAGCTTATCTTCAGGACTTTCTCCTTCAAAAAATGCCTTTTTAAACCTATCCCAATAGCCACTCAGCGCTTTTGTTGCCTTATCCCATGCGCCCTCAGTTTCACCAAGAATACGTTTTTGCGCCTCAAGTCTTTCAGTGAGTATGTCGGCGGCAAGCTTTGCAGCTTCTTGCTTCTTGCCTGCCTTATCAAGTGCTTCAATTTGTTTGTACTGAGCAAAAGTCAAGAAATTCATCTTGTCATTTAACTGCTTTGCACCAGAAGCAGTTCCATCCAACCCACTCATCAATTTTTCAGCGGCTTCTTTTCCATCAACTCCCGCTATTTTTGCGTAGACCAAAACAGCGTTGGTCACTGAGTCCAAAGAAGTTTTTGTGAATTTGCCCGAGGCAACAAGAGCGTCTAATGCGTCTGTTGCTTTGCCAATTGTTACGTTGGCAGTACTGGCAATTGCGGTAGACATTGCCACAAGCTCTTTTGCTGTAACGCCAGCATAGTTGCCCGTCAGAGTTAAAGAGTCTTGAAACTTATCAAACTCTTTATCTGCTTCGTAAATTGCAAATGCAACAGCACCAAAAGCTGCCGCGACAGTTCCAAGACCAACGGAGAATGGCGTAAACAATGTGCCAATCGCTCGGAACATATTGTTAACGCCACCCATCGAGTCTTTCAACTGACCTCCCTGTTGGATCAGCGCAATGAATGGACTTTGACCTGATGCGATCTGCGTAAACAAGTCAGTTGTCTGATATGTCAACTGCAACTTTTGTTGCTCGTTCATCTTGAACTGAGCGCCAGCCATATTCTTCATTGCGTTGGCTTTTGCGTCATAGGCAGCAGCCTCTTTGCGCAACATATCAATCAAAGAGCCTTCAGCACGTTGATAGCGTCCAGCCTTAATCTCTCTTTCAATCTGCTCAACCTTGGTTAAGGTCTTGCCGTAATCCTCAGTTGCATAACGCAAGGCAACAAGGTCTTTTGCGGCATTGTCAGAATCACGTTGAATTTGTTTTGCAAAACTACCAAACTCTTGTTTTGCTTTGGAAATCTTGACCTCAAGTTCTGCGGTATCAACACCCAGAACAATACCAAGACGAGCAATGTTACTTGAAGCCATTATTTTCTCCTTCCCGCCATTTTATTCGCATATGCCGTCAATAGCTGTGCAAAATTTGTCCTAAAACCGTCCACCACCATGTCTGCGTTTTGCTCTAAGGCTCTACGCAAAAAAGGTTGTGCTGGAATTTTTTTAGTGCCAAATTCTTGCGCCAAAGACACAGCACTTCTTTTGACAGACACAACGGCAATAGCTGCATCCGTTACATTGACATGAATTGATTGGTGGTCTCTTTTTGTCGGTATTCTTGCATCCAATCGAACAGTGTCTCGCAAGTGAAGTGGGCTTTTTTCTGTTCTGGGGGATGGATCGTATGGCGCAGTTGCCTTGACTTGATCTGCAACAGGAGCCATCGCAATTTTTGCGGCTTTGACAATAGTGGCTCTTGCCGCTGTATCGGCACGATTGAACTCCATCAGTTCAGAAAGTTTTGCCTCAAGCTCTTCCAAGCCCTCAACACGAAACATCCTGTTTTTGCCATCAGGAGTCCAAGAAGCCATACTATTCTTTCAGGTAAGCCTCCGAACCCGGTCTAGTAGCCAAGAACGCCATCAACTGCTTGCTGGCCTCCTCTTGCTGTTGTTCCTTTGTCAGCGGCGGGACGATGTAATCATGCGTTGATGGAAGGACATCTTTCATCGTAAATGGTCTTGTTGTCTTCTGTATTTTCGAGTTTAAGTTGCCTGTGGTCAAGGAGCTTAAAGCCAACAAGATGGCCTTATTCCCCAACATACCGTCAGACAACATAATCTCGACATTCCTCATATCGTCCACAGGAACATCGTCAGGACACCCACCATGAGCGTAAACATACGCTCTGGCTTGCAGGTGAATGTCCCCGATTAGTTTTTTCGCGAATCCTTGTAGCCGGGCTGAATTGCCTCAGAGATTTTGGCAATGATTTCCAACTGAACGGAAATGGGCCATTCAGCTTCAATTTCCTCATAGGTGATGTCATCAAGCGTTCCATTTGCAGGGACCAATAGCCTGATGTATTCGACAATTCGGTTTTCCATCTGCAAGATGGTTTGCACAAGTTCTTTGGTGGAGCGACCTTCAACAATCACATCGTCATCAGTCACAACAACACCATCAATGGTGGTACTGCGAAAAGATGATGTCATGCTGTCAAAGCGTTTTTGGTATTCGGCTTTGTCAAATTGTTCAATGCGTTGCTGCATGGAATCAAGCTCTTTTGTCAGAGGAACACGAACATTGAAGTTGTATCCTGCAAGCTCAAAAGATTTAGTGCGCAGATTGGAGCTGTCGCCAAAAGCGGATTGAATGCGTGACATGGTTTTTTCCTTATCGTGTCGTTTTGATGATCTTGTGGTAGATGGACTCGTTCAGACTCATGGC